AGGCGGCGGTGTGATTATTTTCGGACTCCATGCGTCCGGGAATACCACTCTGATTGTGGGTTCAAGCGTTTTCCTGTTCCTTTCACGCTTTATGAAAGCGGGCATAAGTTCATTGAACATGAACTTATGCGACTTGAGTATCTCAAACAGCAGAGTATCCGATGTACGAACGAGCGACTTTCTGACGGTTCGGCGCATAGTAAAACGAACCTCGTCCTCACGCGCCTCGATGTAGCCGTCCCAGGGAGTATCGCCTGCAAGGTAAGCGCCCATTACATAGCCCCAGGTCTGCATTTTCGGAAATCTACCCTCTGCGCCGTCAGCCGAAACAACGCTCAGCGACATGGTGTTCTGACCGATCTCCGATGTGAACGGATATGTATAAGTCTTTGTGTGTTGACCCTCGCTGAAATACTCCTCATACCGCATGACCTCGTTTTCGTTCTTTTTCAAAATGAATGCGAGAGTTCCTGCGGCTGAAATGACGAACTTCACGGTCGAGCAGAATGCCGCGTATGTCGCTTGAATCGCGTTGTAAGTAATTCGGAACAGCCTTTGCGACTTGTCTGTAACCGAAATATCCGTGCTGTTTGTCGCGGTTTTGAGTTCTGCGGTGGATTCGCCCACGTCCTTACGTATCTCGTTCGTTTTCTGCTCCATCTGATAGAGATTGTCCGAAATGCTCGGACGGTAATCTCCGACTTCGATTGAGATTTCACGGCGGTTGTACGGGTTGAAACTCATGGCGATTATGCGGGTGTTTACGTTGAGATTGAACGGATGGAATACTATCTGCACATTGTCGCCGACCGAAAAATTCATATTCTTGTACAGCGTAAGCCCGTAATTTGTGGTACCGGAACGGCTGTCGGTTTCCATCGTCAAATCGGAAATGTTCCGACCATCCATAATGCCGATGTAATCCTGCGAACCTCTGTGAGAACGGATATTTATTTCCGTCCCGTTGTACTCAATTTCTCCTCCGCAGAGCGCAATTAGCTGCATTAGCGCCGCCCTGCGGGTACATTCTCGATTTATTTTCAGCTTTATCGGAACGGTCGGGTCACAGATTCCTGCGGTCAGAGATGTGCCTTGCAGCAAAGAAATAAGGCACTCGCCCGGAGCGCCCTCAAAGTCAAATTCAGTTAGCTTGTATTCATCGTTGTTAAGTTCGTAGGACTTGTGTTCGCACTCCACGGTGCAAATCGCAATGCCATTCGAAAGGGATTTCGACACCTTCACCACATTGAAAAGGTAGTTCAGCGTGTCGCTTTTCAGCTGTACCTCAAGACCTGTGAATATCTCCGAAGCCATCGAGGATATCACAGAAAACTGAAAGGTGCATTCTCCGTTAAGGCTGTCGGTAAGCGATGCGGAAATCACCCTTGTAAACACACCACGCACATTTCCGTTTTCGGTCACGATTATCTCAACCATCACACCGCCCCTGCATTCCTTACCGTCACTTTGTTCTGATTCCACTGTATTCTTGAAATTACCTTTGTGAGAGGTACACCATCAATGCTAAGCGGAATCGTAATGTCAAACGCCTGTGTCTGCACACCATTGAAGCCCGAAACCGTGCCGTTCATGTCGAGGTCGAAATCTGACGGGATAGCGTTCTGCATACTTTTTGAAACGTCCTTCATTTCATCGCCGAAGCCCTCGCCAAGTCCCTCCGCCATAAAGCCGCCAAGGTTCGCAAACAGCTTTGACGGCGAGTGTATCCCGAAGAAGTCCTTGATTCCGTCAACAATACCGCCGAAAAATCCGCTTATCTGATTCCAGAGCCACGCGCCTGCGTCAGAAATACCCTGCCACAGACCTTTCAGCAGGTTGCCGCCGACCTCCGCCATCTTACCGAAGTAACTGCCGAATGCGTCAACAATGCCGGTTATGATTTGCGGAATTGCCTTGACTATTTCCACGATGATGGTCGGGAGATTTTCAATCAGTGCGATAAACAGCTGAACGCCCGCCTCAACAAGCTGAGGAATCGCTCCGATAATGGTGTCGATAACACTGGAAATTATCTGCGGAATAGCCGCGACAATAGTCGTGATGATTGTCGGCAGGTTCTGCACGAGCGCGACAAGCAGCTTGATTCCTGCTTCGATGATGAGGGGAATTGCGGAAATCACCGCCTTAATTATCCCGTCAATTATCTGCGGAATTACCTCCACGATTGCCGCAATGATGTCCGGCAGAGCCGTCACAAGCGAGGTTAGAAGCTGTATTCCCGCTTCGATTATCTGCGGTATCGCACCGATGAGGAAATCCACGATTCCCATGATTATCTGCGGCAGGGCTTCAATAAGGATTGGCAGTGAATCTAAAATGCCCTGCGCAAGTCCGGTTATAAGCTGTAAAGCCGCGTCAAGAATAAGCGGCAGATTATCCACAAGCGTTTTCACTATCTCCACGACAACAGCGACTATCTGCGGAACAAGCTGTGGAATCGTGTCCGCAATGCCCTTGATGAGCGACAGCAGAATATCCGCTCCCGCCGAAACTATCTGCGGCAGCAGTCCCACCAGAGCCGAGATAATCTCGGTCACGATTCTGGCGATGGTCGGAGTAAGCTCCGAGATAGCCGACAGAAGTCCGTCCGCAAGCGCCTTGATGATACCCGGAGCACTTTCGAGAACTGCTCCTGCGATAGAGGTTATGAGTTCTGCAAACTGCGGAATCAGCGTCCGGATAGTGTCGATAACAGAAGTAACGCCGCTTTTCAGTTCGCCCGCAGCTTGCTCGTTGCCTGCGAGAAGGTCGGAAAGTCCGTCCGTGATTTGCGTAATTCCCGGGAGGAGTTCACCGACCATGCGGTTTTTCAGACCGCCTGCGGTGTGTGACAGCTTGGTAAGGCTGTCCTCAAAAGCAGCGGACGCAGCTACGGCTTCGTTACTCATAACCATGCCGTAATCCTCGGCTTCCTGCTTCAGACGTTCGGTTTCCTCCACGCTTGTGTTCAGGACAGCCGCCATATCCACAGCGGATTTTCCGAGGAGGTCGTTTGCGGCGGCGGTACGCTCTGCGCCTGCTTCCATACCTTGGAGAGCCGTGATTACCATGCTCAGCTGTTCGTCCTGGGATTTTCCGTTCAGTTCCTCGATGGAAAGCCCGACAGCGGACAGCTTTTCAGCGGCTGAATCCGAACCGCCAGCCGCGTCAGTAATGACGGTGGACAGTTTTTTCATTCCCGTCTGGAGATTGTTTACGTCAGCGCCGCAGCGCTCGAACACATAACCCCACTTCTGATAGCTTTCGGCGCTTATGCCGATTTTCTGCGAGGTCTTGTCAATCAAATCACCCGCCGAACCCACATCGTTCGCCATGTCCCACAGCTTTTTTCCTGCGGCAACGCAGGCTGTTCCAACAGCCGCCGCAGCAGCCCCGAGAGCCGCGCCGATTTTCTTTGCGGTATCTCCGAGTTTGCTCAGCTTTCCGTCAGCATCCTCGCTGGTATCTGCGGCTTTCTTGACGGAATTTGAGAAATCCTTTGCTTCATCTCCGGCTTCATCAAAGCCCTTGTCTGCCTTTTCGAGGGCGGCGTTGTTGGAATTCAATTCACGCTCCATGCCGTTCAAAGCCGACTGCGCATTGTTCAGCTGTATCTGCCAGCTCTGAGTACGGCGGTCGTTCTCGCCGAATGACTCGGCGGCATTGGCAAGTGCGGAGCAGAGCGTTTCGATTTTCCGCTTCTGTTGGTCGATTTCCTTGTTCAGAACCTCGCTGCGGGCGGTTAGGGCTTCTGTGGATTTGTCGTTCTTATCGAACTGCGAATCCACCAGTTTCATTTCTGAACCGAGAACCTTGAAAGAGTTATTTATATCGGCGAGGGATCTCTTGAACTCCTTTTCGCCCTCAAGACCTATTTTTAAGCCGAAATTTTCGGACATTCTGCGTCACCTCCTTGGAAATGGACATAAAAAAAAGAGCCTTGCGGCTCGGGGATATATGAAAAAGGAGCAGCCGTGACGGGTGCTCCTTTTGTGTGTTAAACTGCTCGATAAACGGGATTTTGAGGCTACTCTGCCTAATTATAGATTCTCCAAGAACTCTTCTATGCAGTAATTCACAAAATTAGGATTGTCAACATTAGAATTATGTGCTGCCTTGGGAACCCAAGTAATATTTATGCCGGTTCTTTTTGACCATTCTTTATTATACTGTTTTACTTTTCCTGTATTATCCTTTTCTCCTACTAATAGTAACAACGGACAGGTTATTTGCAATTCCTTGTTATCTTCTAAAAATCCTGCATAGCCAATTCCCATCAAATGGCAGAGTTCTGCTTTTTCATAATCACTAACCATTTCAAGCATATTATCTTGTCCTGCTTTTGTAACAGCATTTTGTTTTGCCATTGATACTTTAAGCATTTTTTCTGAAAACGGTTTACACATCCATTCAATCTGATTTAACCACCAAATGTCTGATTTAGAATAATAATTACCAAATGGAGTTGAATCAATTGACACAAATCCTATTACCATTTCAGGATATCTTGAAATGAAAGACTGCGCAATATAACCACCCATTGACTGTCCAATCAATACCACTTCTTTTATTTGCAATTTATTCAATATTTGTAACATCATAGCAGCTGCATCCTCATAAGAGAAATCTGAATATGGTCTTGATTTCCCATGTGCAGGTGCATCCCACATTATCACATTATATTTGCCACTCAAAAATTCAATCTGCTTATCAAACATTGTATGATTTGCAGTTAATCCATGAAAAAGAAAAATTGTTCTTTTAGCAAAATCAATATTGTTATACCAATAATATACAAACCCTTTTTTACATTCTAATATCGCTTGTTGCATATTTTTATCTCTCACCACCAAATTCCGATTTGTACGGCAGACCAACTGCCCTTATAAACTTATTATACCACGCATTCCCACTTTTTTCAACCACTTTTCCAATCAAATTCCCATCGGCACAACCTCGTCAATATCCGCTTCCCGCTTAGGTTTGGAGATCCCCATAAACTGCTTATGACACTCCCACAGATCCATCAGAAAACCGAACGGCATAAGCCACACCTCTTCCGAAGCGAGGTGCAGCTGCGCCGTTCCGTAATAGAACAGCCGGGTGAACAGTTCTGCATCGTTCACTCGGCTGTTACTGCGTTTTTTGATGTATCTTCACTTTCCACATTGCGCTTTGTACCTTTCAGCATAGCTTCGGTGATTGCGTCCTTGTACTCGGCGAGCTCGCCGGGGGAGGTCAGAAGCTCCACGGTTTCCTCGGTGAGAAGCGGCTTTTTCTCGCTGTTTCTGAGATTATGTATCTCAATACTCTGATTGCAGAGAAGAGTAATCAACCATATTATTTCGTCCAGAGCCATCTCCATATTCTCGGATTTCATCAGCTTATCGCCCAGATTATCTAAACCGCCGTAACGGTTGGAAATTGCCTTTGTCGCCCTGGTGGTGAGGATCATCTCGTACTGCTCACCTCCGATTGTTATTAAAGAACTGCGTTCATTCATCATTGCTCATACCTCCGTTACTTGCCTGTTTCAGCGGGATTTGCCGTGAATGTTGGTTCATACACAGACTTGTACCAACCCGTGATTACGCTGTCCGGAACGTTCTTCTCGCCCTCGGTGGCTTCCGCTTTCCACGGGTGCTTTCCGTTGCCGTCCGGCTTGTTTCTGCGGAGAACCGTTCCTTCGATTGTCGGCGTGGAAAACGTTATACTGTCGCCCTTTGTTGCAAGCGAGGTTGACGGAATTCCGAACTTCACTCTGTACAGCCAGAAATAGCGGTACTTGCCGTTGGATTTCTTCGCCCTGAACCCGATAGCCACGGGCTTGCCGCCGTCCTCGCTGGTGGAAATGATTGCCTATATCATCAACGCCAAGGGAAAGCGTACCACTCTTGAACTCCTTGACGATTTCAGAAGCGCCGTCATCGGCATAAAGAGTAGCTTCAGCAAGCTCCACGGAGAGGTCAGCCGAAATCGCCTTTGCAAGCGAAGCGGGAACTCCGTAGGTTTCGTTGCCATCGCTGTCCTCGGTTATTTCTGCGTAAAACAGCTTGTCAAGACCTATTGTTGCCATTTATATCTCCTCCATTTCATAATTTTTTGCCGTATCAACGGCATAATGATGGTAGCCCGTGTCGTCCTCGTGACCGACATATTTTCGGGCGGTTACGGTAATATCGGCGCAGAGCAGAGCCTTTACAAGCCTGCTCACAGTGCGGGTGTAACCGCTTTTCGTAAACAGAGAAATCCGCACTTCTTGCACATCGACAGTCGGTGCATTGTCTGCGTGAAGTTCAAAGCTGTCGTACAGCGGAGTGAACACCAAATATTCATCGGGAGCGTTACCGGAATACACCGCAGTCTGCGCCGGGATTTTCAGCTTTTTGGCTATCGCAGAGAGTTCCGAAAGCAGACTCACAGCTCCTCGACCTCCTTTTCAAATGCGGATTTCATGGCTTCCACGCACTGCTTTTTCACAGCGGATTTTGCAGGTTTCAGAAACGGTTTCGCCGACTGACTGCTTGTGCCGTACTCGAGAATATTCGCTATTTTAGCATTACTGCCGCCGTCCGTTCTTGGCTCGGAAAATCCAACCTTGATGTCATGATTTCCGTTTTTATCGACCATAACAGGAGATAAGCCGAGCGACCGTTCAAGTTCTCCTGTGGAGCGGGATTTGCTTTTCGTTCCCGAACCTACAACGGATTTCAGATTGCTTTTGACCTTTGCGAGAGCAACCTCGCCGCCAGCCTGCAAAACCTTTTCGGCAATGCTGTCGGTCTGCGTTCCAAGCCGGGAAATTCTCGCAAGGAACTCATCGGGCATTTTAACATCAGCCTTAGCCACTCGGCTGCACCTCCTTGCACAGAACTTCGATATACATTCCTCTTCCTTTCACATCTTCCACAGAGGTTATTTCAAATACAGAACTGCCACAGAACAGCCGCATATCCGTGGTGATTTTTACTCCCGGAATGGTGCGAAATCGGAACAGGTCGGTAGCTTCGGAAAAGGCGGCGCGGTTCGCCCATTTCTCGCTGCCGTGCCGTCCCTCACGATAGGCTCTGACTGTTGCGACAACAACATCGGATTCAGTCTGAAAGCCCTCGTCATCGAGCGTGATTTGTTTTTGCGTTATCTGTATCTGCGTGTTCATCTTCCCGAAACTCATACTTTCCACCGCCTGTCCAGTCGCAGGAGCATATTCACGGTATCCCACACTTGCTTTCCCGCCTGAACATTATCCCCGAAAAAGCCGCCTGTGCTGCCGTCCCTCGATTCATAAAAATGCGAGGACAGCATTATTACTGCCTGTTCGGTTGTGGGCGGCATGGGATTGTCTGTGTAATAGCCCTGTTCGATATGCTGATAGCTTTCAGCATAGGAAACAGCGGCGGCGATGAACCCTTTTATGAGTTCATCGTCCGCCGAATGTTCAAGTATGAGGTTCTGCTTAACTTTCGTCAGAAACTCGTCCATAGTCACCGCCTATTAACCGCCGGAAGAACCGGAGCCGGCTTTCATCTTGAGAATCTGCACAGCTTCGGGAAGAATCAGCTTGCCGTCAACGCGCTCCTTTGCAACAAATCCTACCATGCCGTTTCCTGCATACAGCTCCTTGAGTTCCGCAAAAGAACGTGTGCCGCGGTCGCCGATGTTGTAGTAGCTGAAGTCACCGAATGCGATTACAGGCTTTCCTGCGGCGATTGTGGGGACATACGGAGAGGTGTAGACCTCGTAGCCGAATAGCCTGTCGACCTCGCCCGCCTGGAGTGACGGCTGCCAGAGATATACGCCGTTGTTATCTTTCAGCTTGCGGAGCGCCGCAATAGTCTGGTCGTTCATGATGAACTTTGCGTTCTTGCGGTACGAGCGTTTGAGGGAGTACACAAGGTTGATTATCTCATCAGCGGTTATCGCAGTTGCGCTCGCCGCAGTAACAGCAACCTCGCCGCCGCCCTTGTCGGAGAAAAGGCCGAGGGGCTTGCCGACACCGTCACCGTTGAGAAAAGCGTCCTCCTCTGCGTTGGACAGCGCCTTGCCGAACTGCTCAATTATGTAGCTTTCAAGCCCGAAAGCGTTGTCGTAGAGCAGCTCCTCGGTCACCTTGACCGCAACGTGCAGCTTATGCGCGTCAAGGTTAATCTGCGCAAAAGTAGCGTCCCCGAAAGACAGTGCGCCGCCCTCGTCAATCCACGCTGCGGCGGGTTTTGTCGCTGCAATGTTGATTTTATGTTCGCCGCTGGTGGTGATGGTGTGGCCCAGCTTTCGCATGATGTTCTCCTCGGTCAGAGTATCAATAAGGCGGCTGTCATACTCCTCGGGGACAAGATATCCGCCGTTTGCGTCAACGCCCTCAGAAAGCACATCGGACACCTGTCTGAAATTCGTGCGGAGAGCGTTCAGCATAGCGATCTTGTACTCATCACTCGCACGACCAGTCTTTGCCTTATCACAATCTGTCATAGGCTTACCTGTGAGAGGTACTGACGTAGGCTTGGAAAGCTGCGCATCCATAGCCGCCATCTGCTCCATGCGCTCGATTTCAGCGCCGTAGTCCTTAATTTTCTGCTCCATTTCAGCGTAGGAAGCGGCGTCCTCTGCGGACAGAAGTCCGTCCTTGTCGCGCTTGGTTTCAACGAATGCCTTTGCGGCTTCCCACGCCTTGTTGCGCTTTTCGCACAGTTCAATAATAGTCATATTGAGTTACCTCCAATTTCTGATTAAATCAAGCCGGGAAAATAAATCCTCGGCTTTTGTCTTGTGTTCTGTTTTCGGGGCAATTCTGCACTTTTCTGCAATCCTGCCCATAAGGGAATTTACCACCTGCGCTTCGGAATACATCAGCGAATCTGCGGCGGGCGCTTCATTCGGTTCGTCACGGGCAAGAATACCGTCCGCAAATCCGAGTTCAACCGCCTTGTTTGCGTTCATCCATGTTTCTGCGTCCATAAGGTGCGAGATTTTCGCACGGCTCATTCCCGTCTTTATTTCATAAGCGTTCATAATGCTTTCCTTGACCTCGGCAAGCATATCTATCGCCTTGTGCATTTCGGCTGTGTCGCCCATAGCAATCGTCATGGGATTGTGTATCATCAGCATGGAAACCGGGGACATCAGCACCTTGTTTCCCGCCATTGCAATGACCGAAGCTGCGCTCGCGGCTATGCCGTCAATTTTCACCGTGACATTGCCCTTGTAGTCCATCAGCATATTGTAGATTTGCGCCGCAGCAACGCAGTCCCCGCCGGGCGAGTTAATCCAGACGGTAATATCTCCGCTGCCGGACAGCAATTCCTCCTTGAAAAGCTGCGGTGTGACGTCATCGTCAAACCAGCTCTCATCGGCGATAGTGCCGTTTAGGAACAGCGTTCTCTCCGGGGTCTGCTCCTGCGTTTCCTCGTTCTTCGCTATTCTGTTCGTCCATTTCCAGAACTTCTTCATTAGAATTATCCTCCTCTCTGTCAGCCGTCGCAAAGATACCTGCGTCAGCCAGCTTAGTCATATTGCCGTTTATGAGATAAAGGTCGCCGCCGTCCTCGGCAGGAATACGGTCGAGGTTTTCAAGCTCCCGAATGTCGTTTGCGGACATCCAGCCGTTCTGCCTTGCGGTAGCGTACCCGCTCATGCGACTTGCGTAATCGCCGCGCAGCAGTCCGTCAACATTGAATTTGATGAAATATTCCTGTTTCTCGCTTGGGGTGAGGAGTGAACGAATCATGCTCTGTTCCCACCGCACAAGCCAGGGTTCGAGGGTGTATTTCACGAATTCAAGGGACTGCTGCTCGATATTAGAAAAGCTCGATTTTTCAAGGTCGCCTACCATGTGGGGTGGAACTCTGAAAATTCGAGCTATCTCGTTTATCTGAAATTTTCGTGTTTCAAGGAACTGCGCATGTTCTGGGGAAATACTGATGGGCGTGTATTTCATGCCTTCTTCAAGCACAGCGACCTTTCCGCTGTTGGAACTCCCGCCGAACTGCGACTGCCACGCTTCACGAACCTTTGTCGGGTCCTTTATTGTTCCGGGGTGTTCAAGGACTCCGCTTGGCGCTGCGCCGTTCGCAAAGAACTTTGCGCCGAACTCCTCGGTCGCAATGGCAAGACCGATAGCGTTCTTCGCCATTGCGATCGGCGAGTAGCCCACAAGCCCATCAAAGCCAAGTCCTGGGATATGCAGGACATCGCCCGGTAAGAGAATCACCTCGTATTCCTTGCTGCGGATGGCTTCATCTGAACCACGGTAGTATTTGTAGTACAGCGTTCCGTTGGAATCACGGTCAACCGACATTCGGTTCGGCATAAGCGGGTACAGAGCAATGACCTCGCCCTTTCCGTTGCGGATAATCTGTGCGTATGCGTTGCCCCAGAGGAGCAGGTGAGTCATAAGCGTTTCACGGAAAACAAACGAGGTCATTTCGGGATTGGGTTCGTCATGCAGTATGCGGTAAAGCGGGTGCGTGACCGCTTTTTCCTTGCCGCCATCCTCTCTGTATTTGTAGACGTGCAGCGGTAGTCCCGCCACAGCTTCCGACAGCACTCTAACGCAGGAATACACCGCAGTCATTTGCATTGCTGAACGCTGGGTGACGTTCTTTCCTGCGGTAGAACCGCCCATGTAAAAACGGTAGGCGCTGCCGGCTGTGCTGTTTTGGGGCTTGTCCCTGGAATGAAATAGGCTGCTGAAAAACTTCATGTAGTCGGTCCTTTCGTAAAATTGGCATAAGAAAAGCACCTGCCATTGCTGACAGATGCTTAACAATTATTCTGTTATGTTATATAAACTTTTTCATCACGCGAGTGTAATCTCGCTTTGCGTTGAAAACCGCATTAACGTATACCGTGTTTTCTTCCTTTACATAATAATAAAACATGAGGTAATTATCATGAATAAGAAAACGATATCCGTTACTTACAAGAACCCTGTCCTTTGGTAGCGAGCCGCTTTCCGGCAGTATTTCGAGATTTTTGCATTTTTCTCTTAGCTTGTTTACAAAACGAATCGCAATGTCCTTATCCTTTGACTGCTTTGCAATATAAAAGGCTATATCACGAAGATCTGCTTCTGCCGTATCAGTGAATATTACTTTGCAATTCATACATCAAGGTTCTCCAGGTCGTTTAATAAATCGTTGAATACATCATCAGCGCTGTGGACTCTTCCAAGCCTTATATCATCCATACTTTGCGCAAGGTGAGCATACAGAGCAAGTTTTTCTTCAAGCTCGGAAATATAGTGCATTGTCTGCTGATAATCCTCGTGACTAAGAAGTACAGTATCCTCCTTGCCGTTAACCGTGATTGCTACCGGATTATCCCTTGTAAGTGCGGAAATCTGAGCGTAATTAGTGCGAATGTCCTTTGACGGTCTTATTGAAATAGAGTTTGTCATAAAAAACACCTCCTATGTTGGTAGTCATATTATATCACAATTATGCTACTTTGTCAATAAGATTATACGCATCAGATAAAAAGTATTCCTCTTTCATCATAAACACTCGCCCCGTGGTCATTCCCACAGCGGATAGCACGGTCGAGCGCCATGATAGTAGCTACTGCTCCGTCAATCTTTTCTGTGGATTTTTCCTTGTCAGCCTTGATGTTTCCGGCAGGGTCGGTGCGAATGTAGATATTGTCCATGTTCCAACGCAGAACTGGGTGACCGCCGTGGGCTATCTTCTGTTCAAGAACCAGTTTCATCAGTTCCTTTGTCGGCGGGGACATATCCTTAAAACCCTGTCCGAAAGGCACTACGGTGAATCCCATGCCCTCGAGGTTCTGAACCATCTGCACAGCACCCCAGCGGTCGAAAGCTATCTCTCGGATATTAAACCGCTCGCCGAGCCTTTCTATGAACTGCTCGATGAAACCGTAGTGAACAACGTTGCCCTCAGTGGTCTGCAAGAAACCCTGACGTTCCCACACATCATAGGGAACGTGGTCGCGGTTTACACGCAGGGTCAGATTATCCTCGGGAATCCAGAAGTACGGCAGAATGATGTATTTATCCTCCTCGTCAAGCGGCGGAAAAACAAGCACGAATGCCGTTATATCCGTGGTTGAAGAAAGGTCAAGGCCGCCATAGCAGACGCGTCCCTCCAGTTCGTCCTCGTCAACGGCCAATGCGCAATTGTCCCATTTCTCCATCGGCATCCAACGAACCGCCTGTTTTACCCACTGGTTCAAACGGAGCTGTCGGAAAGCGTTCTCCTCGCCGGGATTCTGCTTTGCCGATTCGCAGGCGGCTTTGACCTTGTCGATTCCTACAGTAATATCAAGGCTCGGGTTGGCTTTCTTCCACACTTTCGGGTCAGTCCAGTCATCGGATTCATCAGCGCCGTAAATCACGGGATAAAAAGTAGGGTCGATTTTCCGACCCTCGATTATATCCTTGGCTTTCTGATGAGTTTCGTAGCAAATGCTGTGGGTGTCAGTTCCTGCGGTGGTTATAAGGAAATACAGCGGCTGCATTCGTGCGTCACCGGAGCCTTTGGTCATTACATCAAACAGCTTGCGGTTCGGCTGAGTGTGCAGCTCGTCAAAAACAACTCCGTGGATATTGAATCCATGCTTGCTGTACGCTTCGGCCGAAAGCACCTGATAGAACGAGTTGGTAGGTGTGTATATCAGCCGCTTCTGTGATGCGAGTATCTTCACACGCTTCGACAGCGCAGGACACATTCGCACCATATCCGCTGCGACATCAAACACGATAGCCGCCTGCTGTCTGTCGGCGGCACAGCCGTAAACCTCCGCGCGTTCCTCTCCATCGCCACAGGTGAGAAGCAGCGCAACAGCAGCGGCAAGCTCGGATTTACCTTGCTTTTTCGGTATCTCGATGTATGCGGTATTGAACTGCCGATATCCGTTCGGCTTCAGCGTTCCGAAAAGGTCGCGGATAATCTGCTCCTGCCAGTCGATTAGTTCGAACGGCTTTCCCGCCCATGTGCCTTTGGTGTGGCAGAGGTTCTCAATGAAAGCCACGGCATAATCCGCAGCGGATTTATCGTAGACTGAAGATTTCAGCTTAAATTTTGTCGGCTTGAACTTTTTCAGCTTTCTTATATCATCACCCCCATAACGAGAAAAACCGCCCGCAGGCGGCTTTCGCAAGTGTTTAGTTGTATTCGTGTATCAGTATCGCAAGCGCCTTTTCGGCTTCGGGGGTCTGGGGTTCAACGTCCTCGCCCCGATCGTAGTTGTAAACAACTCTGCCGTCCTGCTTTAGCATAAGTTTGGAAATTCTGCCGTTGTCGATTCCGAACAGGCTTTCTTCTTCGTAATGCTTAACCCAGAAAGTCACCGAAACCATTCTGCCGTTGCTGTCCTTAACTCCAATTGTGCCCTGTTTCCACATATTCTTATCCTCCGTGTTTTTTTGTTGTACACATATTAACTCTAAAGTCGCATTATATCAAGCGGTTTTCGGATAATATACTACACAAATATCAGCGGTCAGAATTGTGTGTTTTATTGTGAATGATACCGATAATCTTTTCCTGCTCATCAGTGGAAACACCTATGCTTTCTAAGGCTTCCCGTGTGCCACAATCCGGGCAAATCTGCGTGTTGGGGTACTTTCTCGAAAGAGCGGGATACCCGCCGTACTGCGCCCCACAGAGCGGACAGGTGCGAAGTCCTGTTGCGTTATCTGATTTCATGGGCAACCCTCCTGCTGTTGTTCAGCGCTTCGAGAAGAATTCTTTCATCAAAACCAAAATCGCTGTAACCCTCAAGGCAAGTCCGAACATACGAACCGCTCGGTAACCCCAGCGGACTCTCCTCGTGCATGATGTACACGAAAGCCTTTCTGAGTACGCTCTTTCCAGAGAAGTATCTCACGGGCAGTTCAATTTCGGATTTGTAGTAGAAAGCCGGAAAGCCCTCGTACACATCAAGCCGTTTCTCATCGGCAAGTTCGACCGACCAGACTGCGACCGGGACTTCCGCTCCGACCTTCGGTTCGATTGTGAGGTAGGCTCCGGTCTTACTGCCTTTGAAAAGCAGTTCGTAGTCCTTAATCACTGCAGTCCCCACGGGCTTTGCCGTAGGACACCGCAGCGCCATTTGCCGAACATTCAAGTTACTGCCGTAAGCGAGATAGTATTTTTTCATAGTGATAATCCTTTCCGAAAGGTTCAGTTTCAGAAATCACCTTTCTACCACCAAAAGCCCCACGGTGTGGGGAATTGGAGGCAGGAAGCTAATTCCTGCTTACTGCGGCCTGCCGTTGCGGAATGCGGTGTCACCCTCGAGCCGCTTGGTGTAAAGCTCCCTTGCGGTCTTAAATTCATCGCCGATGAAGCCGAGCCGTAAAAGCCATGTTCTCATTGCGTACTTGGGGTTTTCGGTCTGCTGCGGGGTTGCGCTTGCGGTCTTGACTTGCTTTGCAAGCTGGCTGAGCGCCAGGCAAAGCTGAATGTAGCTTTTCAGCTGACCTGCATGAAGTCCGTTTTTCTTGTCGCCCGAGGGAGTGTCAAACTGAAAGAGCCGAAACTCGATTGTGCCCTTTGTAAAGGTTGCATGGAGGTTCAACATATGGTAGCGGCTTTCGTTGTAGTGTGCCGACCTGCCGTAATCCGCATTCTGACTGCCGTACCAGGTGTCCGCAAGCGCCGCCATGGTTTTCGGCTTTTTGCGGTTGAGTTCCACCAGGAAATCCTTGCTGACCGTGCGGCAGTAGCGGTTCATGCGGCTTCTGTCGAGGTTCAAGGCGCTTGCAAGCAGGCTTTCGTGGCTTGCCATTATATTTGCGAGGTTTCGCAGGCTCTGCGGCGTGTGACCCTTGGCTCCGATGTGAATGTGAACTCCGCAGCCCCTTGTGGCATCGCTCTTTGCGCCTGCCTTGCGAAGTCTGCGGATAAGCTCCTGCAAAGTTTCTATGTCTGCGTAGGTGAGTATCGGGGTTACCATTTCGCACTTTTCGCTGTCCGGTCCGTGAATGCTGACGTCCTTCTGGAACTTCCACTCGCGCCCCTCGCTGTCCCATGCGGAGTAGGTGCAGTAACCGTTGCGGCCTGCGGTGTTTTCGTGGCGGTGTGTGCCGAAGAAATCGGCGGCAATCTGCGCGGCTTTTGTTCTTGTGATGTTATTCATTTCAACCTCGACCCCTATGGTCTGGTTCATCATTTCCTTGATCTGCTTGGTGTTTTTTTCGTTCATTATGGTGTCCTCCGTTGTTTTGTTTCCCTTGCGGTACACACATATTAACTCTAAAACGAGTATATAGCAAGCGGTTTTACCACAATATATTGAACGAAATACACACGCTGAAATTGTGTATATCAGCCACAGATTTTGCGAACAACATCAACACCGAGGACAGCATTCAGTCCCGAGCCATTATCCCAGCGGACGAGCAGATTTCCGATATCGTCAACCCCACGTACAGTACCTCTTGTGCCTTTCGGAGGAGCCTGCGGGTCGTCCATTGCGATTAGCTCTACTCGGCAGCCGACTTGGTACTCTCGGCGGTACTGCTCAATCTGCTCCTTACTCGGAAACTTCATTTGCAGCACCTCCATTTCTGAAAGCCGATGAACCCGTGAGATTTCTCAGCAGTATCTTCCGCTCGGCTTTGTACTCCGAACCGATGAATCCCAGTCGCAGGAGAAAGCAGCGGAATGCGTACTTGTCGTTGTCGATTTCCTTTTCCTTAGCCGTAACTCGCTTTGCATTTGCGGCGAGTTCGCAAAGCGCCGAAATGAAATGTGTGTATGCTTTGCATTCGTCAGCGCCGCAGTTTGCAAACCAGGGGAATTTTACCGTGCTGTCGGTAACTTCGATTTGAAGATTTTCAACCGCCAGTGCCTTACGAATAAGACTGCCTTTTGCGTCAAGCAGCTTGGTGAGGTTTCCGACCGCTGTGCTTTCAAGCGGAACTTCCACCGTAAGCCCCACAGGTTCGCTGTGTTCGGCGCTGACGGCGGCAGCGGGTATTTCCTCGGTATCCGTTTCCGGCGGTTCTGTGTCGGCAACCTCGGCGATGAATCCACGCCCCGCAAGGAATTCAAGCAATCTTTCGATTTCCTCGCTGTCGGCTCTGTCGTCAAATTCAAGGTTGCCCTCGCGGGTCACCGTGAAGTAGTCGATTCGGTAAACGTAGGTCGGTGTTCTCATGTAAATTGCGTCTGCTCCCGTGAACTCGCTGATGGCTTTCACAAGCGGTTTTCTGTCCTGTGCGTTGTAGTAAATTGTCATTGTATGTACCTCCTGTTTCCTTTCGGTACTACACATTTTACTCGAATACAGGGATAAGTCAACGGGTTATTAACAGAAAGCCGCACATTCTGCGTAATGCACAATGTACGGCTCAACTATTAGTCTATAACGTAAACCCTGACCTCCACACCGAATTTGCGGCAGTTGTCAATGACGAATTTTGTTCCTCTGGATTTTCCGTCCCAGAATGCAAGCACGATATCCGAATACTCGATTATCGTGATATTCCGTTTCAGCGGAGCGCTCCTGCCGTATTTCGTGTATTCCGGCAGGAACTCCGTCAACTTTATTCCGTGCGCCAAAGCATACTCCCTTGCGGAAGTATCCACTCCTTTAGCACCGCCGGACACGATTTCCGTTGTATTTTCGGGAAGATATCTGCCTAAATCACTCACGCTCAGCCCTCTTGAACCAATTACAGCTACTTTCATGTTGCCCTCCTTATAAACGCATTATGAACGCACTTTGAACTCACTCCATACATTATAGCACATTATGATGTTAAAATAAACACATATCGGATATAAACAGGAGGAGTTTTATGGCTATCAAGAGTTTATCCATCAGAATTGACGATGAAATGCTCGACAAACTGCATTACGTTGCCGATTATGAGGCTCGTTCCGCAAATGGGCAAATCATCGTTCTGATTCGTGAGTGCATAGAAAAATTTGAAGAAAAGCACGGAAAAATCGTGCTTGGCGATGAGCCGGGTAACGCTAATTCGAGCAAGAACTGAACCATGCAATCCCCGAAAGCACAAAGTAAACACACGGCAGAGCAACGCCGTTTCCCCACAGCTTGTACTCGGCAGAGTCGCTGTGGGGATTTTTCAGCCATGTACGGATCTGCTTTTCGGACTTCGGTTTGACTGCGCTACCGATGATTTTGCGATGAGTTTCAAAGACCTCTTTCCAGAACCGTAGTTCTTCATCTGTCGGCTCGTCCGTTCCGAGGTCTGCACACCACCAGTCGGGAAATCCCTGCAAACGTGCGCACTCGGTTGGAGTAAGCCGGCGGACTATGTACTCGGGATAACTCACTGTCGGCGGGTCTTTGTAATCGCTTGCCACAAGTGTATTTGCAAGGTTTTCCTCGGCTTCGGTATGATAGGAATTCTTGCTTGTGCTGTACACAAGAGTTTCAGATCCTCCTCCGTACATTCCACCTGCGGCTCGGAGCGCTCCGCATTTATCGTTTTCGCTGTACTTTGTGTAGCTGTCCTGCGAAAATGCGACAGCATGGTGGTCGGTAGTATTCAACGTGAATGATATATCCTCGTTTACACCGCTGCCTTGCGGACCGTTTTTATCGGCTCTGCCTATCATTGAACCCTGGACGGCTACGACTGCCACGCCGCCTTGGTTTGAGTCGGGAGAATTACCGCCCGTATCTATCGTCCGGGAGGTATCTGTTTCATAGCAGTTCTGCCGCGCATTTTTCGTTCCGTCAGATGTGAAACGAACATCAAAGCAACGTGTATCTTCCACGACAAACGGCTGATTATTCCCGCCTGTCCCGTAGGTTGAAGAAACTGTAGGAGCAATACCGTGCAACTCCGTATAGCGTGTATCCTGCGAGTGATTTTCATAGACAGTCGCAGGAACAGTTCCGGCATGGAGGGTAGGCGAAGTTTCATCTTCGTAGCCGATACCTCCCGATTTTGCCGAGTGTTCCGTGCAGAATCCTGCTGCGGATTCCATCACGCAGGGCGGGTGACCGTGTGTTTCCGCACGAAGAGTTGTGGTTATATCGTGCGATACTTCTATGGACTGACCACCCTGGTCGTTCAAGCAGACTGCGCTTGTCGTTCCAGAGCCGCTTTCAGCAGCGGCGGCAGTTCTTTGCCACGCTTTGAAGCCCTCTGCAGAATACCCCGACAAGCTTTCGGACTCAAACAGTATTTTTCCGGTGCATTCGCTATCAAAATCTGCGACAAGGAAGATGCGTTTTCTTCGTTGGGGTACTCCCCAGTGTTGTGCGTCAAGCACTCGCCAGGCAATGGAGAAACCGTCTGCCACGATGTTTCCTGCGGCAGTCCACTTCTCATGTTGAGGAACAGAAACGGTTTCGTCCCTGACCCTGCACAGGCTTTCGAGGACGCACCGGAAGTCCTCGCCCTTGTTGGAACTGAACGCTCCGGGGACGTTTTCCCAGACCGCAAATCTCGGATATCTTCCATCAGTCGCACACCTCATTTCTTTTATAATTCTTACCGCCTCATAGAACAGGCTTGATCTTGAACCGTCAAGACCGCTGCGTTTCCCGGCAATGCTCATGTCCTGGCACGGACTGCCGAAAGTGATAATATCCACAGGCGGCAGGTCAGCGCCATTCAGCGCAGATACATCTCCGTAATGCTTCATCTGCGGCAGTCTTTTCGTTGTTACCCGAACGGCGAACGGTTCGATTTCCGAAGCCCACAGTGGGGTAATTCCCGCAAGCATTCCTCCGAGCGGAAAACCGCCGCTGCCGTCAAAAAGACTGCCGAGCGTAAGTTCATTCTTCATCGGCGACCTCCAGTTCGGAATAAGCAATCGTCTTTCCGTCACGAACCACAGACACATTCTCCGCAGAACCGACCTGCTCGATATACCTCTTCACGATAACATCGCAGAACTTTTCATCAAGCTCGATGGTGTGGCAGATTCTGTTCGTCTGCTCACAGGCGATAAGCGTACTGCCAGAGCCGCCAAACGGGTCTAGCACGATACAGTTGCTCATGCTCGAATTCTTTATGGGGTAGGCAATAAGCGGAATGGGCTTCATAGTCGGGTGATCGCCGTTCTTTTTCGGCTTGTCGAACTCCCATATTGTCGTCTGCTTGCGGTCGGAGTACCACTGGTGCTTGCCGTTTTTCTTCCAGCCGAACAGGCACGGCTCATGCTGCCACTGATACGGCGAACGACCGAGGACAAGCGACTGCTTCTTCCAGATACACGTTCCGGAAAGGTAAAATCCCGCGTCAGCAAAAGCCTTGCGGAAGTTCAAGCCCTCTGTATCTGCGTGGAAAACATAGATGCTTGCATCGTTCGCCATCGCTTTCTCCATGCAAGTGAAAGCGTCAAGCAGAAACTGGTAGAACTTCTCGTTTTCAAGATTGTCGTTCTTGATTTTTCCCGCCGAACCCTCATAATTCACATTGTAGGGCGGGTCGGTTACGACCAGATTCGCCTGTTTACCGTTCATAAGGATTTCGTATGTTTCCGGCTTGGTGCTGTCACCGCAGACAAGTCTGTGATTTCCGAGCAGCCAGAGGTCGCCGGGCTTTGTAATGCACGGGTTTTCCAATTCACCGTCCACATCGAAATCATCGTCCTTGGTGTCGGAATCATCGTCAAAGAACGCCGCAAGTTCCTTTTCGTCAAAACCCGTCAGACCGAGGTCAAAATCGTCCGCCTGCAAGGCTTCAATTTCAACTTTCAGCATCTCCTCGTCCCAGCCCGCGTCAAGAGCCATTCGGTTGTCCGCGATTATATACGCTTTCTTCTGCGCAGGTGTGAGATAATCTACAAACACACAAGGCACTTTGGCGATATTCTCGGCTTTCGCAGCAAGTATTCTGCCATGGCCGGCGATAACATTGAAATCCCTGTCAATGATAACGGGATTGATAAAGCCAAATTCCCGCAGCGAAGAACGCAGCTTGTTCAGCTGTTCCGGCGAATGCGTCCGGGCATTGTTGACGTACGGTATCAGCTTGTCTATCGGAACAAGCTGCATTTCACTGGTTGTATTCATCTGACGTTTCTCCTTTTCAGAACCTTGTTCAGACCCTTTCGGGCATCCATGACATTGCCCTTAATTGCCTGACCTTTAATCGTTCGGTATTGCTGTACCGTGAGGTTAGGTCGGTTGTTTTTTAGTTCCTTGAAAAAATCTATGGTGTCCTTTGACATGATGTTATCCTTTCCTTGAACGAAGCAGACGTTCCATAGCGTCGTTCAAATCATCACCGACAGGTTCGGTGCAGTTCTCCTTGACTATTCCGTAAATCTCATACCAGATGAGATTTGCGTTCTTCTGAAACTGCTGCGACATCTGCACGAACGGCGAAGCAATAACGCCGCCCGTGGTCGGGTGCTTGCCGAGCAAGCCGTAAGTGCTGATTGCTTCCTCGCATTGAATGTATCTTGCGTATGCCTGCGCATAGGCTTCGATGAGCCGTTTGTTTACGAGGTTCTCGCAATTACGCTGTTTAAGCCACAGCCAGGTTTCTCTGTAAATATCGTCAGCGCCGAGAGGAACTCCATTCTTCTGTCGAGCCGACAGATAGTCGCTTGGCTTCGGCATATCCGAGCCGTTCAGAACAGCGCCCTCCGGCAGGTCGACTGCTTCAAGTTCTGCGGTGTCAAGCGCCGGTATGTCGTTGCTTATGATTTTCACCGGAAGTCCTTTCTGCTTTTTCTCTGCGGCAGGAGCGGGTTTATCTCCGGCGCGTACCCGTCTGCCACCTCTGTTTGTGCCGTCCTTTGCCATAATTTTCACCTCCGCAGAACAAGAAAAAAGGACGGTTCGCACCGTCCGAAAATATTTCAAGGTTTAATACCCCGTTTGAACCCCGGTTTTTGCACACGAAGCCCCGGGCCGCTGTCCAAGGTACTGCTTGTAGAGATTTTGACCGCCCCAGGGCGGTAGTAAAATTTCGGTTTACCTATTGACATTTTTACAAATAGTGAGTATAATATAAATAACAGGACTCCCCGCACCTCTCAACGATGTGCCCCAGGGGAGACATTTTTTTATTAGGGAGATTTTATATGAGCGAGGTTAAACAGCACCTTACATATCAAGAGCAGATTGAGAAACTGAGGAGCAGAGGATGTATTATCAACAATGATACATTGTGCGAAGAGATATTGGAAAACACAGGTTATTATCGTTTGTCTGCTTATTTTCTTCCGTTTAAAACAGAAAGTGGAAAGTACAAAGAAAATTTAACACTTGAAAGAGTGTATCATATTTATGAATTTGACAGAAAACTTCGCGACTTACTGTTTACAGCAATTGAAGTAATTGAGGTAAGCTTACGGTCGCGTCTTTCGTATTTTCATTCGAAAAAATACGGACCGTTGGGATACCTTGATGAATCCTCTTTCAATTCTAAACATGACGCCGTGAAATTTAACGATAACATAAATCGTGAAATCGAAAACAATAAAAAAGTCCTTTTTGTAAAGCACCACATTGAACATTATGAAGGAAAATTTCCACTCTGGGTTATTTGTGAACTTTTTACCTTTGGTATGCTTTCATACTTCTATAATGATTTGACTACGGCTGACAAAAAGGAATTTGCAGGAGCACAATATAAAGAAATGGTAAGCTGGTTGAGATGCTGCACCGATCTAAGGAATATTTGCGCTCACTATGGTAGGCTTTATTTCAGAATTTTTACTGCTATGCCTTCAGGATTTAGTATTTCTGATGCAGAAAAAAGGCGATTGTGGGGAACTGTTCTGTCTGTAAAATCTCTTTATCCATCTAATGAAAAATGGAATAATGAGTTTTTACCAAACCTTGAGGGATTATTCGAGGAATATAAAGATGACATTGAACTTTATCATCTTGCTTTTCCTGCCGACTGGGCGGATAAATTGGTGAAGGTATAAAAATTGCAGTTTACCGGTCCCCGAGGTCGTGATGTATTTTCGTATGACACGACTGGCACAGCGACATCAGATTGCTGAACTCGTTTGTGCCGCCGCGTGATACGGGAACAATGTGGTGTACCTCCTCAACAGGAGTGAGCTGCCCCTCTTTCAGACACATCTCGCACAGTGGGTGAGCAGTTGCATAACGCTTTCGTATCTCCCGCCACGCTCTGCCGTATTTCTTGTTGCTGTCAGCGGGGCGAACGAGTTTATTGTAGCGGCGATTCATCTGCTTTGCGTGTTCCTCGCAGTAATGTCCGTCACATCTGTTGGGACAGCCGGGGTAGGAACAGGGGCGCTGTGGTCGTCTGGGCATTGAGCCATCTCCTTAAATCGAACGATTTATTTTTCTTTGATTTGAAAATCGTGCGATGTTATCTCGAATTTTTTGTACAGACACACAGGAAGCCTTGCGGGTTCATTAACCTACAAGGCTTTCTCTGTATTCTTTGCTGATTATATCATACCACAAAGGTGCTACTGTAAAACAGTTGATTTTACTGTAAAGTTTCCGGAACGGTGACTTCACGCAATGCTTTGTGGTGTATTTTGTAGATATTGTCTATGCCGTATCCCATCTGAACAGCAATCTGCTCCCAGGTCTTGAAACACAGGTACCGTAGTTCAAGTAAGGTCTGATATTCAAGATTTGAAACGCCGCGAATTACTCCGGCAATCTCCTTTTTGAGGTCAACCAGGTTGTCAATGTCAGCGTTTATCTCGCTCTCCATATCCACGATTTTGATTATGACGTCCTCCATGCGGTGGATATTGCGGGTGGTGTTGCCGGGCATATCGCTGAAAACCGTGGTAGCTTTCTGCGCAAGTAGGTTCAGCGAAGCTATCTGCTCCATCTTGCTGTTGATACGCTGATCTATTCTGTATGCCTGTCCGAGATATTCCTTTGCCGTCATGCCGAAACCTCCTCTTTTAGCTTTTTCAGAAGCAATTCTCCGTTCAAATCAGAAAGTATCGAAAACCAGTTTGAACGGAAGAATTTCTCAATACTCCGCTTATCATGCTGCGCCGATTTATCGTCCGGTGTATATCTAAGACGCTCCACAGCATCTCGGTAATCCTTGACTGCCTGTACGATTATGGCGTTTGCTAGTTCCTTGTATGGGTTCATTTATGTACCTCCGCTTTCACTGCGGTGATAAGCGCCGCCTGTGTTGTGTTCTTGGTTTTCAGAGCTTTCATAATCTGCTCGTCGATAGTGCCTTTTGCGATTATGTGCTGAATGACCACGGTATCTGCAATCTGACCCTGCCGCCACAAGCGGGCGTTTGTCTGCTGATACAGTTCAAGGCTCCATGTGAGTCCGAACCAAACCAGGGTCGAACCTCCACTCTGTAAGTTCAATCCGTGTCCGGCAGAAGCGGGGTGTATAAGCGCAACCGGGATTTTTCCGCTGTTCCAATCGGAGATATCCTCGCTTGACTTAATCTCACGAATTTCAAACCGCTTTTTTATACGTTCGAGGTCGTGCTTGAACCAGTATGCCACAAGCAGCGGTTTTCCGTTCATGCTTTCGATTATATCTTCCAATGCGTCCAGCTTGCGATTGTGTATCTCGATAATGCTTTCGTCATCAGAATACACCGCTCCGTTTGCCATCTGCGACAGCTTATTTGAAAGAGAAGCAGCATTAGCCGCAGTAACCTCATTATCCTCGGTGGAGAGAATGAGGTCTTTCTTCAAACGGTCGTATTTCTCCTTTTCCTTTTCGGAAAGATGAACCGTGTATTCCGCGTTTATGAGTTCGGGCATTTTAAGGTGGTCGGCGGCTTTCATGGAAATCGTGATATCCGAGATTTTGTCGTATATCCGCTGTTCGGCGTTCGGAAGCGGCTTATAACTGTAAATCACCATTCCGTTACGCTTATCCGGCTGAAAGTAGGCGTTTCGGTACTGCCCGATAAGCCTGCCGAGCCGCTCTCCCATATCCAGCAGTTTGAATTCTGCGAATAAGTCCATCAGACCGTTTCCTGCAGGTGTTCCCGTAAGCCCGACTATGCGTTTCAGTTTCGGCCTGACTTTCATGAAAGCCCTGAACCGTTTCGACTGATGATTTTTGAATGAACTTAGTTCGTCAATAACAGCCATATCGAAATCGAACGGCAGTCTGCTTTCTTCTACAAGCCACTGTATATTTTCACGGTTGATGATGTAGATGTCTGCGGGAGTAAAGAGAGCTGAAGTCCGCTCCTGCGCCGTTCCGACAACCACGCTGTACCGCAGATTTTTCAAATGCTCCCACTTTTCGATTTCAGCAGACCAGGTATCACGAGCCACACGCAGCGGCGCTACTACCAGAACTTTATGTATCTCAAAGCTGTCGAAAAGCAGGTAGTTTATCGCCGTCAGAGTAATTGAGGTCTTGCCAAGCCCCATATCCAGCAGAAGCGCTGCAACGGGGTGGGTGATTATGAATTCGGCAGCATATTGCTGATAATCATGTGGACTGTATTTCATCAAGAATTTCTCCTATCTGTTCTGCGCTGTCAAGAACATACACCTTAAAACCCAGCTGATTCAGAAGTCTGTGTCGTGCCAGCTGAAGCTGTCTTGGCTTTTCTCCGGATGCCTTAACTTCCACAAAGCCGATTTTACTACCATGCAGAAGTACGATCCTGTCAGGCACCCCATCAAATCCCGGCGATACGAACTTTAATGCCAGACCGCCGATTTTCTTTACTTCCATCAGTAATTTATGTTCGATTATTTTTTCTCTCATAAGCTGCTCCTTTTTGCAAAGGTGCAGGTCTGAACAGGTCTATTCATAAACTTTTATATAGGGCTATTTTTTCTATAAAAACAGCCCTAAAGGGGGTTTTATACCAAGACCTACAAAGACCTGCACCCTTGAGGTTTATTCTATGAAATCAGACTTAAGCTGAAGCCCCATTATTACATTGCCGGACTTGGTTTTCTTTCGCAGAAAACCCGCATTTTCAAGAGCCGTATAGAACTCGGTCGTGCTTCTGGTAAACTCACCGTTTCTCGCACAATACGCACGATATTCCTGGTAGAACTCGCCCGATTTCTGTATATAGGTTTTATCAACCTCGCAGCAATCCTCAATGAAAATGGAGAACCAGTCATTACTGTCACGGTAGCGGCCTATTGCGTCTTTTACAACACCCGGAACAGATATCCTGAAATTATTATTGATGGCTTTCTGAGCGCCCTCAATAATCCAGGACAGAACTGCTCCACCTGCGTTTTCATACAGATAGTCCGCATAGTTCTTGATATCCGACTTGCCATGTATTTTAGCGTTGAATGGTATGACGATAAGCCTGCGCCATGTACCGTCATCATTTGCGCCGACGCGGGGAAGATGATTTGTATACAGAACAATCGTGTGCGTAGGAGTGAATTTGAACGGATCCTTATACTTTTTCTCCGCAGTGATTTCATCAGTGGAACAAAGCTGCTTTACGATTGATGTGTTAAGACGTACACCCTCTTCAAGTTCGGCGGCAATAACCAGACGCTTCCCTTTAAGTTCAGCCATCTCGGGCTTCACATTCCGCTTACAGCCGACAGTCAGCGCATCGGCGGAGATGCTGCCGCTGTAACTGCCCAGGACCCTTGCAAGCACATTCCAGAACGTGGATTTACCGTTGCTGCCATCACCGTAAGCTATGATAAGCGCTTCCTGATAGACCTTTCCCAATGCCGCAAGCCCCACAATCTGTTGAACATACTCAATAAGCTCGTTGTCGCCACAGAAAGTGTTGTCAAGAGCAGACAGCCACAAGTTCTTGTTATCATCAGACGGAGATACCGCTGTTATTTTTGTTATACAATCGTCTGCGCTGTGAGTCCTTGCGCCGTTTATTCCGTCACGAAGGTCATAAGTTGCGGTGGGGGTATTAAGCAGAAATTCCTGCGTATCAAACTCGCTTATATTGCGCAGAAGTATAGGTTTTGCCGCCTGCAATGCGGAAACTATGTATTTCATATCTCTGCGTTTCATAACGAAAGCCTTATACGCCAGCGCATTGCAATATTTAAAATATGCGTTCATGCTGTTTGCGTCAAGGGCTTTCTTCAAAGCCTTGCCGCCCTCTGCAATGATTTCTTTATCAATTCCAGATTTTTCAAGAGCCTTCTTCGCCTTTATCAACTCTGCCTCAGATTCAGCAAGCTGGCGGTCAAGAAAGTCCTCGCAGGCTCCGACTGCAAGCTGCTTTGACTCAGCCCAATGCGTACCGACAAAACGCATATAGTCGGTGGAGTCCGTATATACGAGTTCACCGTTAAATTCTCTTGCCAGAACTTTTGCTTGTCCGATATCAGAGAAATCCTCCGGACACAGACCGAAATCTGCGTTATACTGTTCAGGCAAAACATAGTCGGGCTGTGTTTTTACCTTGCTATAGAATTTCTTTGCGCTGTGCCAGATGGTCGAGAGTTCAGCGTCATCAAGAGGAGGTACGCATTTTGCCGCTTCATCAATAAAAGACTGGCGCGCTTTATCTGTATCACCATATTTCTTGAGAACTCTTCCGGCAAAGCGGGATAAAGTAGCATTGCGGCTGCCTTCATGTATAGTGGTATCACCGAACTGCGCCTGTGGCATATCTTTGTCAAACACATCATCGTATGAATAAACTTTCAGTAAATCAGTAAGATTCATAAATCCGGTATAGATTTCAACATCTGTATCGGCTGTTCCGAAAAAGAATCTAGCCGCATCAAGCGCCTGAGTGTCGAAATACGGAAACAGCGAATTTACCTGCTTTTTCATTTCGCTGTATATTGCCGGGTCGCTGACATAATCAATCGGGAAAAGCACATGGAATTTAGGTCTTGCAGCCTTTCCTTTCTTCGCTATGTTATTTGAGCGGCTGTAATGAACGGCGAATGAAACACCGGGGAAAGCGTTTGCTACATCTTCGGGAGTCACCCAATCTTCCGGATTTTCTGAATGGTCGTTATCGCAGTCCGCAGGCAGGCAATCGCTGCCGATGAAGTTACTGTTGCTGCGATAGCTGTTTTTGTACTCGGCGCAGACATAATCATTGCTGACAGCGGTTTTCAGACTGCTATCATCTGTAATACGCAGTCTATGCGGATATGAACAGTTGCTTGGATTTCCGATAACATCTGCGCTGTAAATCGTGAACATCAATCGTTAACCTCCTTGATTTCTTCCGTGAAATATCTGACACGGATTTTTCGCTGCTTAGCTTTTTCGATTTCTTCAGACATTCCCGTGGTTATTGTTCTGCCGAATACCCACAGTTCCCTGCACTTGGTAAGCAGAACGTAATTCATGAACATTGCTGTTTCTCTTTCATTTTCCTCATTCATAAACTGCGGAAACAAAAGGTGCGGAGCAAGGGGTATGCATCCTTTGTCTACTGCGTATCTGCAATAGCGTCGGACATTCGCTGTATTCAGCCTGATGTTGCCCGAGTAAGGCGAACAGATATACACCACAGGCTTGAAGTGCATTGCCTTTTCCGCCTTTACAGCGGCTGTAAGCCCTGCGTATGCGGTAGGGTCGGGATAGCGTTCGGAGTTATAGTAGCTTACATCACTCATTAAGTCACACCTCCCGCAACTGCCGTCAGCAGTCCGTTTACGAAGTTTCCGTAATCCTCCCGTCCGAGTTCCTGTATATCACTGATGTTATAATCGCTGTAGGTTGAGCGAACCTGTCTTGTGAAACCGAGTTTGCACAAGGATAAGGTCAGAGCCACGGCATCATTAAGCGTCGGGTAGTGTCTGCTGAACTGCTCCTTTGTGCATTCGGGGCATATTACCTTTGCCGACAGCGGGTGGTCTTTCTTGGCTCTGAACAGTTCGTTCAAGGGAACGGGGACTTCCTTTCCGCATTTGCAGCAGACAGAGAATGTGTTTCCTTCAAGAACGGGATTTTCCCTGTTGTTGTTTTTTGTGTAAATCATTTTTCTCCTCCAAAAATATTTTGATTCGGTTTATTGCCTTCACCTACTAACGGACAGGCAAAAGCAAAAACCGAACCAGCATTCAATCTTTTTTATAAAAAACACACTCATACCCGTCAGCTCGCAACGGAAGTCCCGCTGACCACGGCGGAGTTCTACCCATCATCTCGCAGATTTCAGATACATTTGTATTTATCGGGCATTCAATGATAAGTTCATCATGAACATGACCGCAAATCCGATAATTCCGCAACGTTCGCATAGCATAGCAGAGAATATCACGGCTGACCGCCTGAACGATGTTCTCCACAAACTTAGGACCGTAGCTTTCAATACGCTCCCACTTCTTTGTTGCGCCAACGCCCTCGTAAGTGACGGATTCGCCGCCGAACTTATTCTCGCCGATACGGGGCTTGACGTAGGAAAGCCGCCTGCCGCTCGGCAGTGTGATAAACAGCATTCCACATTGGTATTCGAATTCGATTCCGTGTGTGTCTGCGCGAACCCTTTGTCGTATTGTATCCTTCACGCAGCGGTCGACTTCCCACCAGAACCTAACAATATTCGGGTTGGAACTGCGCCACATATCCACGAGCGGCTGAAGTTCGTCCTCTGATAAACCCATCTCAAGTGCGCCCATAGCTTTCAGAGCGCCGACAGAACCGCCGTACCCTAGCGCCAGTTCTGCGATTTTGCCTTTCTGCCGAAGATGTCCGTTGACACCGTGTTTCTCGACAGGCACACGGAACATCTGGCTTGCGGACGCGCAATAGATATCTCCTCCATGGGTAAATACATCAAGCCGCCAGCGTTCTCCGGCGAACCACGACAGCACTCTCGCTTCTATCGCTGAAAAGTCAGACACCACGAATTTCATTCCCGTTTTAGGCACGAATGCCGTGCGGATAAGTTGGGAAAGCGTGTCGGGAATGTCATCGTAGAGCAGTTCCATCGCAGCATAATTTCCGCTTTTCACAAGTTCCCGTGCCTGTTCCAAATCCGAGATATGGTTCTGCGGGAGGTTTTGCAGTTGAATGAGCCGCCCCGCCCAGCGACCGCTGCGGTTCGCACCGTAAAACTGAAACATTCCGTGCGCGCGACCGTCCGAGCAGACAGCATTTTTCATCGCCTGATATTTCTTTACCGAGGATTTCGCAAGCTGCTGACGGAGTTCCAGAACCTCCGCAAGCTGCGGCGGTGCGGTTTTCAGCATTGACGCTACCTCCTTTTTGCCAAGGCTGTCAACCTCCAAGCCGTTCTCGGAGAGCCATTGTTTCATCTGTTGAACGGAGTTCGGGTTTTCAAGAGAAGTGAGCGACTGCATTTTTGCCGAAAGCAGAGCCTTTGACCGCTCGTCAAAACCGATTGCATTATCTACGACCGCCATATCGAGAGCAATTCCGCAGTCGTTAATCTGTTGGTCGAGGACATATTCTTCCCACACAAAATCGGGTACAAGGAACTTTCGCAGCTTGTCCTGAATAGCCATTTCGACCTCAACATCACGCTTGTTGTAAGCCTTGAACTGAGCCCATTTCTCCGGAGCGTGTTCGGGAAGATTTCTCGTTCTGAAGCCGTTCGCTTTGGTAGGAGTACACGGTACGCAGAAATACTTGATGAGTTCCTTGCCCTCTTTCAGCTTCTGTTCCGGCAATCCGAGAACGGCTCCTGCGCCGGCAAGCGACAGCGGAAGTCCCATGTACGCCGACCATATCATCGAACATCGCCACGATTTCGGATTGAGATACTCCTCGGACGGAAAACCGAGATGTTTCGACAGGCAAACTCTCTCAAAACTCGCATTAAATGCCCATTTGGTGACAGAATTGTCCGTTAGTGCCGACAGAATTTCAGCGGGGATTTCCTCACCTTGCGCAAGGTCGTACACCACAACATCACCGCCGTTTACGGAAATTCCGAAAAGCAGTATCTCAAAAGCGGGCGATTCAACGTATTTGTACACACCGCATTTTGAAAGGTCAACATTGCTGAACGTTTCAAGGTCGATTGACAGTGTTTTGATTTTTTTCATAGTTCACCTCAAAAATGGGCGGTAAAGCTAGTCTACCGCCCGATTGATTATCAGATGCACAGCAGTCTGAATGTTTCCTTGCCTTTAGGGGTTATCATTGTCTGAGTATCCGTGTATCCCGTTTTGTCGTTGACGAACTCCTTCATTTCAAACAAACCGCTTTCAACGTATGCAGCATACGGTCTGAGCTTGCCTTTCTTGGTGCGGAAAAGATAACCCTTGTCCAGCAAGAAACGCACAAAATCATTCTGCCTTATGCCGAGTTCCTTTGCTGTGTCACGAATTCCCGTGAGCAAGTTCCTGTCAACGAGCATATCGAAATAATCTGCTTTCGGCTGCATTATCTGATTGGAAACAGTGAGCTGCGCGTTCTTCGCCTTTTCTGCTTTCAGACGGGTAGCAAGTTCGATGAGGAAGTCCGGTGAAGTAAGCGCCTGTTCCAGAACATCGTCCGTCATGTATGCTCCGTTCTTGCGGATAGAGGGCAAAACTTCATCAAACACCCAGCGTTCAAAACGCTCTGCTCCGGGCAGCTTGCTTTGAACGATAAGGCGGTAAACATTGCCTTCCGTGATAAACTTTGCCTGCTGCTCTCTGCCCATGCTGTCTATGAGGGGGTAAATCGCCACCCCATTTTCTTTGCAGTGCTGAATAATCGCTTTCTTCGGGTCTGCATATCCCAAAGCGGCTGCAATATCCTTTCCGCAGAACAGCACTTCGCCGTTCTTCTGAATGGTGCGGATTTCTCCGAATTCCGTGTTGTTAAAAGTTGAAATTTCCATGTAAACCTCCATAAACAGCCTTCCCACCCACCCGACAGTATCAGACTGCAATAATATTACTTGTGATCGTGCTTGCGGCGCAGCTTAATTATCTGCGCCAGTGAACTAATCATAGTGATGAGATTACCGATGACCGTACCTACCGAAATGCCGAAACAAGCGGCAAGCATAATGCTTTCAAACTCTGTCATGTTGCACCTCACGAAAGGAAATCATCGTCATCATCTGCTGCAAAATCGTCCTCGGCGCGGGTTCTGCCGCCGAGCGGTTCGCCGTCACGAATCTTTTGCAGATTGTTCAGACCGCAGGCGATACCCTTATTACCGTTGGAATTGAATGCGTAGAAGCTGATGGACGCTCTGCCGTACACGCCGCTGTAAACCTCGCTGCGCTCCAGAATAGGGCTGCAGTTAGCGTCCACGATACCGGGAGCGGTTGCAGAATTAGCGTTGATGAAATAGCTGTTTGCGTACGCTTCATCATCGGGGCGTTCTGTATCGCCGTCACGGAGTGGATTCTTGATTGCGGAAAGCGCAGGAACGGAGCGCCCGTTGCCCTTGAGCTTGGACTCGCCCTCCTTGTAAGCTGCCTCAATAGCCGCCTTGATTTTCTCGACCGTCTTGGTATCGGACTTCGAAATGATAAGGGATACGCTGTACTTTGGTGCGCCGCCGTTGATGGATTTTGCTTCCCATACGTTCGCGTAGCTGAATCTTGTATTAGGTCCTGTGATTACCTTTGTGGGATTGATAAACTTTGGCATATTATTTTTCCTCCTTGAAATCTTCGTTTGCTGTATGGATCGCCGGACGCTTGTCCGACATTGGTACTAAGGTTGGCTTGCCCTGTGGCTTTTCAATAAGCCCGCCGAGCAATTCGGTAAATTTCTTCTTTCCGAGAAGTGCGGTCATTGCGGTGATACCGAGAACGCTGTGTTCATAAGGGTCGAACCCTGCTGTCTTTACCGCTTCAACAACGGCATTTTCGTCTGTGTACTTGCGATTGGAACGACCTTCGACTACCTTGAAGCCATCGTATGAAATACCGCTGAGTGCCTGATGCAAAGCATACTCTTTGACATCTGTCACCCAGGATACAAGCTCGTCAGCTTTTGTTAGGATAGCAGCGATTTCGATTTCGTCAAGAGTTGCGGGCGGCTCAAAGTCATATCTGGCAAGTTCGAGATTGTATTCGGCGCGTTTTCTGCAAGTTGTCTTAGCCTTGCAGAAACGGCAGTGCTCACCAGCCTTAAAATCTCCCTCACCGTTCCACGCCTGTTTCGCAGCGGGAACGAGCACCTCATCAGCCCATTTCAGCAGTTCTTCGACCGGAAGTTCCCAGGTATCGCAGTGGCTGAGTCTAGGCTGAAAAATGCTCATTCGTACTGTACTTGTTTCGTACAGACATGAAAACATCTCCAAAGCCCCAAGCGCATATATGCGAAGCTGGTCATTACCGACGGCGTCAACCCTTACTCCTGTGCCATATTTCAGATCGCAGATGTGCAGAATGCCGTCAGAAACGATAAGGGCATCGCAAGTGCCGTAGCATTCTGGAACGTACTTTGAGCAATCGACCCGCTGCTCTACAAAAGCAGAAGGGTTCTCAAGGATGCTCATCTGCTCGTCCACAAACGCTACATAGTCATCGGTGTACTCGTCCATTGGGGTATCTTCGCACTCGATGTGTTCCTTTGTGTAGCCGAGATGGAATTTGAGTTTTCCCTCTGCAATGCTGTGCGCAAGAGTTCCTTCGTCGGCATATGCAGATGGCTTGTCCTCCATAAACTCGGTAAGCCTTACACTTTGCGGACACTCGATCCATCTGTGGCTTGCAGATGGTGAAAGAAGCGCATGGCTCATTCCAAAGACCCCGCTTCCTCCAAAATTGCCGGATACTCGGTAGCCGGAACTTCAGAAATTTTCTTGTACCCGTGGCGAAGCAATATAGCCTGGATTTCCTGCGTATGTCCGTTTCGCGCAAGACCTGCAAGATACGCGCGTACTTCCTCCAGCGTAGGCAACTTTTCCTCGGGTTCTGGTGTTGGCTTGGTTTCCTTCTTGGGAGCAGATTCTTCAGCGCCGCTGCACAGTTCTCGGATTTCGTTGATGTACGAAATGAGCGCCTGGGTGTGTTCTTCGGCTTCCTTCAGAATGGAATCCAACTTTGACATTTTGCTCATCGGTTTTCCTCCGTTCGTTTTATTAGGGATTTATCCCTTGTCGGCGATTATCGCCTTCACCTATTAACGGACAGGCAAATTGAAAAACCGAACCGATATTTCAGAGATTTTCAAAAAAATTTTTAATTTCTTCATTTGCCAGCAAAATAGCGCGAAGCTTTTTGATGCGCTTACGGATTGCCGCGTCTGTTACACCGCAGCGTGATGCGATAGAACACTGTTTTTCCTTGCGAATAAGTGCCTCGCACAAATCTTTTAATTCGTCGGGCAATTCTAAAATAGCCTTATGTATCGCGCTCAACTCCGCTTTCATAATGGCAACCTCCTCAACAGAAGCGACCGTATCGGGAATATCCCTGGAAACACCATCCTCCGTTATGTATGCGTCGATCTCCACATTACGCTCTCGGCTCCTTTCAATCAGCCGCTCCTGGGCTTTGAGGTCAGCTGCATTATCTTTGCCAATCCGCTCACCAAGTTCGTTTCGGGGAAGGCGAACAGCCATGTACCGATCGGGAGAATAATACCACCGTTGCTTGTAGGGACAACCCTCGGGCGCAGGCTCGATGGAGAAGCACTCCTGCCTTGTGCAGATGATACTGCTGCCGTCTGACAGCATTATGCGGTATTCCTGGTAGCTGAGTTTCTGATAGTTTTTCATAAAAAACCTCCGTTGTCGATAGTTCGAAACGGAGGTCATCACAGCTGCAAAAGGGCATAACAAAAGCACCGCAGTCCTAGGAGAAAAATCTCCGTTTCGGATTGCAGCCGACCTACCCACTAGGCAGCTGTTTTATTCTATTGTCCGTCATTGCCGTTGGGTCACGGGGATCAGTCCGCGCGGCAATGATGGTTTGAAGTGACTCTTTCAGAACTGTGTCTTAAAAAATCAGCATCGAATATTGTAGCTTTTAATGAACTGCAATTAACTGCAAATGTTCATGAATATACATAACCATGATATCATTGATTGAAATGCAAAAAACTGCAAAAATTAGACAAGGCACATTATTTAGAGGAAAACAAAAAAGGGGTTATACAGCACGCCAAGTGCTGTATAACCCCGATTGGTTCTTCAATACTCCCGATTGAGCATTGGTAAAATATTAAATTTGCTTGCTCTTTTTAACAGCGTAGACGGAAAGTGTGCCGTCCTTTTTTTGCTTAACTTCAGCATTGTCACCTTTGCGAGTAATCTGTTTTATGGCATCCAGCACTCTTATGTCGCTGGGACTGATGCTTTTAGAATCCTTCAAATTGTTTATGATATTTTCTGTCATTCCCAATCCTCCTTAAAATGGGTAGTCATCTGTACTTGAATCGTCTGCTATATCATCTTTCATAAAGGCATCAATTGCATTTCTGAACGAGTTTGAAAGCTTTGGATGCCGCAATGCTTCGTTAACTGTATTGTAAAGGTCTGTTAAGAGCCCAGACAAAAATTGATCATTTTGTGTTCCACATAGATACTGCCCTCCTGAATTGTCCATCATCCATGCTTCTAAAGCAGTTGCATCAGAGTCATTTACTTGATGCACAATTTTTACAATATTCATAAGATACAACCTGACGCCATTTTTAAGACGAACATTATAGCAATCACCGTTTATCACAGTCTGGCAGCCAAAAGTTTTAGAAACAAAAACCGTCTTGTCAACTTGATCAGGATAATCTGTTTCAGAGGGAACGTAGCAAGTTTCGTAACTAAACAGAGGATGATTAACAAAGCCATTTATATCTGGTTCCAACCTATTTAAATACTCCTGCGATTCTCTCTCCCATGATATTTTATCTGAAGCGGTATCGGCCTTCAGTTTCTCAAAGAAAGATACTAAATATTTCTCCGTTGGTGTTAACTCGGAAAGAGGTATTTTCATAATGGTATCAATGCTGGTGTTCAAGATTTCTGAAACACGGAACAAAAAATCTATTCCTGGTTTCGAATTTGAATCCTTACTGTTTCTGGAAATATATCCAGCACTCACACCTGCTTGTGTTTCAACTTCTCCAACTTTTTTCCCTTGTTCCTTTATTAGATAGGAAATATTGTCGAATATGAGCCTGGAATTGAAATTATCGTTCATTTACTAAACCTCCTTTATTAGTATGACAATATTATACCACATATTTACCTGTTTGTCAAGACAATGTCGAAAATTCACTTATAGGTCAATGCTTGATTTCGGCTTTGGCTGGTAGGTAAATCAGAACCAATAAGATTGACTTATTAAAACTGTTGAAGCCAGCTTAGAAAATCTTGAGTTGTTGCAGAACCATCAGCAAGTTTGATTTTCCACTCTTTTATTCCAGCTAAGTGGGCAAAGGTGCTTTTTGTTAAATTGAATGAAGACTATTTTTATACCTTATCACCGCATTGCCAGCGAACTTTGTAAAAAACTCTAAATTGTGTCACTTAAGGCATTGTAAATATGTAGATTTTATGGTATAATACAAATAAGTATATTTTTGCGCTGTAATTACACGTATGTCACGTAATAAACTACCACAACAGAGCTAAACAGTGGCCGAGAATAAAAGCATCAAAGATATTATGAGCGTTCTGTGGACAGGCGCAAGCATTCTTCGAGGAAAAAAGAATACAAAGAGTACAATGTTAGGAGGCAATCGTGATGGCTACCCACGACATATTTAATGAAGCGACACGAGTTCAGATGCCTGCTTTGGTTCACCTGAACCGTTTGGGATATAACTACTTCGGTAAGATTTCTGAAGACGAGGCGAATGTTGTCTATGACCCGGAAACGAACATCTTGATAGATGTGTTCAAAAAGCAATTTGAAACGCTTAATCCAGACTACTCAGGTGATACTGAACAAATTTTGAAAACAATTCGACAAGAGCTTGATTACGATGATTTGGGGCGTAGTTTCTACAAGCGATTAACAACTGTATCTCCTGTCAGACTTGTAGATTTTAACAATCCCGAAAACAATGTTTATCATTGTACCGCAGAGTTCACTTGCAAAAGAGACCAAGATGAGTTTAGACCGGATATTACCCTTTTTGTAAACGGTCTTCCTCTAGTCTTTATTGAAGTTAAGAAACCAAACAATCACGGTGGAATGGTTGCGGAAAGCACTCGTATGAATAACCAGCGTTTTCCCAATAAGAAGTTCCGCAGATTTATCAATATAACGCAGTTTATGATTTTCTCCAATAATATGGAATATGACGCTATGGGCGGCATTGTGCCAATTCAAGGTGCGTTCTATTGTACTGCTTCTCGTGATAAGGCTCCTTTTAACTGTTTTAGAGAAGAAAAACCGTCGGGAGAAAAAATTGCTCCATATATTAAGGAATATCCTTATAAAGATATTGATCCTTCTGTAGAAAAGAAAATCCTCACTGATTTCAATTGCCAGGTTATCCATACCGCACCAGAATATCAAACAAATCTTGATGTAAACACACCGACTAATCGTATCATCACGTCTATGTGTTCTCCCGAACGTCTGCTGTTCTTGATTAAGTACGGCATTGCTTATGTGAAGTCCGAGCGTGAAGTTGACGGCAAAATTGAAGCTACCGACCAAAAGCACATCATGCGTTATCAGCAGATGTTCGCTGCATTAGCTATACGCCAGAAACTGAGCGAGGGTGTTACATCCGGCGTTGTTTGGCATACACAGGGAAGCGGTAAAACTGCTCTGTCATATCACTTAACTCGTGTCCTTTCTGATTACTTTGCCAAGAACAACAAGGTGGCAAAATTTTATTTTATTGTTGACCGCCTTGATCTACTTGAACAGGCATCACAGGAATTTGAGGCTCGTGGCTTGATTGTTAAGACTGCAAATACTAGACAGGAATTGATGGAACAGTTCCGCAACAATCAAGCATTGGAGGGTTCAAGTGGCAATCAAGAAATAACGGTTGTCAATATCCAACGTTTCGCAGAAGATAAGCACAAGGTTGATCTGCCTGCGTATGCGACCAATCTGCAAAGAGTGTTTATCATGGACGAAGCTCACAGAGGTTACAACCCTACTGGCTCTTTCCTCGCCAATCTCTTTGATGCAGATAAAAATTCCATCAAGATTGCCTTGACCGGTACACCCCTGCTCAAAGCAGAGCGAGCTTCTTGGAAGGTGTTCGGGAATTACTTTCATACATACTACTATGATAAGTCCATTCAAGACGGCTATACGCTCAAAATTATTAGAGAAGATATTGAAACCTCCTATCGTGAAAAACTCTCTGAGATTTACGAAAAACTTGAAAAGCTGGTTGAGAAAAAGGATATCAAAAAATCCGACATTATAGAGCATGACAGCTATGTAAAAGAACTTCTGAGATATATCATTACCGACCTAAAGAGATTTCGTCAGTTACACGGCGATGATTCCCTTGGTGGCATGGTTATCTGCGAGACGAGCGAACAAGCTCGTAAGTTATATGCCTACTTTGACGAAATTCAGCAACAATTAAACGCAGATTCTTCCTTGCAGAGCCATTTTAAGGCTGGGCTTATTCTACACGATAGCGACGATAAAGAGACTCGCAAGCAGATAGTTACGGATTTCAAGAAGAATATGACTATTGATATTCTGATTGTCTTCAATATGCTGCTTACTGGATTTGATGCTCCTCGTTTGAAGCGTTTATACTTTGGTCGTAAGTTGAAAGACCACAACCTTCTGCAAGCAATCACTCGTGTCAACCGTCCTTACAAGGACAACCGTTACGGATATGTTATTGACTTTGCGGATATTAAGCAGAACTTCCAGGATACTAACGAAGAGTACCTGAAAGAACTCAATCGTTTTAATGACCCTAATGAAACAGGCGAAGGTAACGAGACCGATACATTCCAGCAAGTTCTTGAAGACCCTGCTGCCTTGATTGCCCAGATGCAGGAAGTTCGACAGACTTTGTTTGAATATAGTACAGACAATGCTGAAGAATTCAGTTCTGAAATCTCCACCATTGAAGATAAGACCGAACTGCTCAAACTAAAAAAAGCCCTTATCGCCGCCCGTGATTGCTGTAACATGGTGCGTACCTTCGGCGATGCAGAACTGAAAGCTGCATTTGCCACTTTAGAATTGCCGAAACTTAGTCAGATGATTTCTGAGGTTCAACACCACATAGATGCTATCAATCAAAAAGAAGCGTTTAGCAATGACGATACAACCAAGCTGTTGGTAAACGAAGCTATGCAGGATATTACTTTTAACTTCAGCAAGATTGGTGAAGAAGAAATGAAGATGATTTCTGGTGGTGTTGAGCTGCAAGATAAATGGCAGCGCACTATTCGTGGCTTTACTCAGAATATCGACCAAGATGACCCCGAATTTATTACTCTCCGAGAAGCCTTTATGCAACGCTTTAAAGAACATGGCTTTGTAGTTAATACAATCAGCGAGTTTGAGGAACATTCCAAGACTCTTGATGAAGTCTTGAAAAAACTCGCAGAACTGCAAAAACGAAACAACGCTCTCTTGAAGAAGTACAAGGGTGACGAGAAATTTGCACGAGTTCATAAGCGTATCCGTGAAGAAAACGCTGAGAGGCAAAAGACTGGCAAGGCGCCTATTGTATCTCTTTATGATGAATCTATCATGGGTGTGCTTCTTGCAATCAAGAGCGACATTGACCAAAAAGTGTACGACCGGAATGACATCTTGAAAAAGGATGCCTACTTTGAGAAAACCGTTATGACACAGATTAAGGAAGGCATGGATAAACTGAATCTCACAAGTGCAAGAGAGGATCGTCTGTTTATTCAGAGTAGAATCACACGACAGTATCTTAATCAGTATAATGCCACTTACCCTGCGGCATAAAAGGAGACACAATTATGATTGTAGCGAATAATAAAACTATAAAGGAGAAGACCATAGAGCTGATTGATGCTCTAAAGTCCACCTGCCAGACCTATGGTATGGGCAATGACGGAAACGAGTACAAAATCATCACGCAGGTTTTTCTCTACAAATTCATAAACGATAAATTTGGGTATGAGGTAAAGAAAATCAATTCTAAGCTCGCTAGTGCCTCTAAGTGGGAAATCACCTATGCTGAAATGACCGAGGATGAACGCCTTGATATTCTGGACGAGCTTTCTGCTGACGTGCCGCAGCTCTATCCGGAGCATCTTATTTCTAACCTTTGGAATCAGCAAAGCAAGGGTGATTTTGACCTTATTTTTGATAGCACAATGACAGATATCGCCGATAAGAACATGGCTATCTTTGCTACTCAAACTACACAAAACACCAAGATTCCACTTTTTGAAAAGCTGACCCAATATGTTACCGATGAGGCTCAACGTGCTCCGTTTGCCCGTGCTTTGGTTGATAAGCTTGTGAACTTCTCTTTTGAAGAAGCGTTCCAAGAGCATTATGACTTCTTTGCGGCCATCTTTGAATACCTTATCAAAGACTACAACACCGCCGGCGGTGGCAAGTATGCGGAGTATTATACACCTCACTCTATCGCCACAATTATGGCTCGTCTGCTTGTAGGCGACAGTTCCAATTTGCATAGTATTGAGTGTTATGACCCCTCTGCAGGTACGGGTACTCTGCTTATGGCTCTCAGCCATCAGATTGGTGAAGACCGCTGTACTATCTTCGCGCAGGATATTTCACAGCGAAGCAATAAGATGTTGAAACTCAACTTGATTTTGAATGGCTTGGTTTCCTCTCTTGATCACGCTATCCAGGGAGATACCTTGGTAGCTCCGTACCACAAGAGCGACAACGGACAGGAGCTGAGAACTTTTGATTTTGTAGTATCCAACCCTCCGTTCAAGATGGACTTCTCTGATACAAGAGAAAAAATCGCCGCAATGCCTGCTCGCTTTTGGGCTGGCGTTCCAAATGTTCCTGCAAAGAAAAAGGAAAGCATGGCAATTTACACCTGCTTTATTCAGCACGTTATCAACTCTTTGAAGAAAAACGGCAAGGGTGCTATCGTTATCCCGACTGGCTTTATCACTTCAAAGAGCGGTGTTGAGAATAAGATCCTCAAACACATTGTTGATGAGAAGATTGTTTACGGCTGCGTAAGTATGCCATCTAATGTTTTTGCTACGACCGGCACAAACGTGTCTGTTCTGTTCTTTGATAATTCCAGAAAAACAGAAAAGGTTGTGCTCATTGATGCTTCCAAGATGGGCGAAGAATACAAGGATGGAAACAATCAGAAACGCCGTCTGCGTGATTTTGAGATTGAGCAAATTGTTTCCACTTTCCAGAACAAAGAATCTGTTGATGATTTCTCCGTCGCTGTTACTTACGATGAAATCAAAGAAAAGAAGTACTCTCTCGCTGCAGGTCAGTATTTCGATGTAAAAATCGACTACATTGAGTTGACACAGGACGAGTTCAATGCTAAGATGGCTGAATACACCGCCAATCTGCAGGCGTTCTTTTCCGAGGGCAACGCACTTCAGACCGAGATTATGGAGCAGTTGAAGAAGGTGAAGTATGAGTAAGCTACATAAATATGCCTTTGCAGACCTCTACAATATGACATCCGGTATTTCGTCCACAAAAGAACAGGCAGGACACGGAGCACCGTTTGTTTCATTTAGTACCGTGTTTAACAATTACTTCTTGCCTGATGAACTGCCAGAATTAATGGATACTTCGGAACGTGAGCAAGAAACCTATTCTATAAAAAAAGGCGATATTCTTATCACCCGAACAAGTGAGACCGTTGATGAGCTTGCTATGAGTTGTGTCGCCCTAAAGGACTATCCAAGAGCAACATATAGTGGTTTTGTAAAAAGGCTTCGTCCAAAGACTACAGGCATTGCCTATGATAAGTACATGGCGTTCTTTCTTAGAAGCAAATATTTTCGTAAGGTCATCAATAGTAACACTATCATGACACTTCGTGCAAGTTTCAATGAAGATATATTCTCTTTCCTAACTTTGTACCTTCCCGATTATGAGGAGCAAGTGAAGATTGGGGATATGCTCTACAACATGGAAAGGAAAATCATCGTAAATAAAAAGATAAATGATAATTTAACGGCTTAGTCTTCCACCACAGCCTGCCCGTTCATCAGCATTGGCAAGAGCCAATTACGGAGGTTTGTCAAACGCTTATTCTCCCTTGTGTTGGCGGAAATCATATTCATTAGCGGTTGAACCTTTGAATTAAAGTCTTTGATTTCTTGTTCAGATGGAATGTAAATCATTCTGTCTTTAAGCAAAGGTTTTTGAAGATGCTTTAATCCCGTTCCTTGGAAAAACTTTTGGTTCAGTTCTGTCTTGATGGAAATCAACAGCAGATACAAATAATCTGCCAAATTACGATTTGCAGTTATGCACCAAGTATCGGTTGAATATGCAGCGTCACCAATATAAAACTTAATACCTGCATTTCCTCCGGTATTTAAGAAGCAGCTTCGCCCCTCAACCATACTGCAATTCCATTCAAGAATTGCATCGCCACTTGTGAAAAATGGATAGTCTCCGCTTTTGCCTTTTGCTTCGCCAACCTGAACAGATGATTTATTGTTTTCTACAATTATTTCTCCAAACTTTCCGTTCGGCTGCTTTTTGAAGAACAGGTGCATATAAGTATCGTATGCCATCTGTTCTAAATTATCATTTACGCTACCAACAATAATTCTTGTGAGTGGCAAGAGTTTATTAAGGGGACTGCCACTCCGTAGTCATTCTCTACTATTATTTACCGAGGAGACATGACTATGAAAAATCAATTTGCAAATGACATTATCCAAAAAATGTTGCCATACATCGATAACGCACAAGCTGACAAACTTCGACAAGCTTTATTCCTCGTGATGGAGCATTACGAGATAGCCGAGAGCCGTTCTAAAGCTACGAGCGAACCGACAAACCAAGATTTGGTGAACGGATTCCTGTCAGCAAAACGCATTGAAGGCTGTTCCGAGAAATCCCTGGTGTACTACAGAAAAACAATAGATTCTATGTTGGTGGCGATAGGAAAAGGAGTGTCGCACATTACAACAGACGACCTCCGTTCCTATCTCACCTGCTATCAGACTGAGAAAAATTCAAGCAAGGTTACGATAGACAATATTCGAAGAATACTGTCCAGTTTCTTCTCCTGGCTTGAAGATGAAGACTATATTTTGAAAAGTCCTGTTCGTAGAATTCATAAGGTAAAATCCGCATCCACGATAAAGGAAACGTACTCTGATGAATCGCTGGAAACCATGCGTGATAACTGCGAAACATTACGAGATTTGGCTTTGATAGACATTCTCGCTTCCACCGGGATGCGTGTCGGTGAGCTTGTATTGCTTAATCGTGATGACATTAACTTTGAGGAGCGTGAATGTGTGGTTTTTGGCAAGGGCAGCAAGGAACGTATCGTTTACTTTGATGCTCGTGCAAAAATCCACTTACAGAACTATTTGAAATCAAGAAGCGATAACAATCCGGCTCTGTTTGTCTCGCTGAGAGCGCCATATCACCGTTTGAAAATCGGCGGTGTTGAGGTCAGACTACGAGAGCTTGGTAAAAGGCTGAATTTGCCAAAGGTTCATCCACACAAGTTTAGGCGAACTTTGGCAACAATGGCGATAGATAAAGGTATGCCCGTGGAGCAGCTTCAGAGGCTACTCGGTCATCAACGAATAGATACGACCTTGCAGTACGCTATGGTTAAGCAGAGCAACGTAAAAATTGCTCACAGAAAATACATTGGATAG